ATATTCAAAACCTTGTAAGAAATGCGAAAGCTATCTAGAGAGACTTGGAGTTTCTAGGGTGGTGTGGACATGAGTCATGTAGTTCTTGCAGTAGACCCAGGAAAAGCAACTGGTGTTGCTCTTTTATTTTGGTCAGGAAATCCTGACGAGATACCAGAGCGTCTTTACTCAACTGAGTGTCAGCCTGATGCTTTTGCTAACGATGTTCTGATTGGCTTGGCTGATTGGAAAAAATATGATAATTTCAAAGTCGTATGCGAACGTTTTGTAATTAATGCCGCGACTGCTAAGAACTCTCAAGCGCCTTATAGCCTTGAGCAGATTGGCGTTCTCAAGCATCTATGCAGGGAAAACGGCTATCCAGTAGACAACATCATATTTCAAGCTCCTGTAGACGCTAAGAATATGTTCCCTAATAAAGCTCTTCAAACCATCGGCGTGTGGCATAAAGGGGGAGAAGGTCATGCTAATGATGCAATACGACATGGACTTCTATCTCTAGTTCGCTCAAGATGGATTCCTCGTGTACTCTTAGACAAAGAAAAATAACTAACAGATAAGTTGTAGTTTTTCATCAAATCGTGTTAGTATGTGACATAGCGACGAAAGAAGGTAGCAAGTGCCAGTAACAGTGGACCTCGACAGCGAGAAATCCCACATTCTCATTACCGCAGAATGGCGATACAAGGAACTATGTAAATCCCTGCCTGGCTCCTCTTGGAACCAAACTGAGCAGGTATGGAGAGTCCCTCTTAGCTGGTCTAGTTGCCTAGCCCTACGCTCCACTTTCCGTGATGATTTAACTATTGGCCCAGACCTTACAGAGTGGGCTGCTAACGAAGTAAACACCCGCATTAGCCCCACAATGGCCCTCAGAGAGCTTGAGACAGCAGACGGGGACGAAGACCTATTTCCCCATCAAAGAGCTGGCGTAGCCTTCCTAGCGACCGCTAAACGAGCCCTTTTGGCAGATGAGCCCGGTCTTGGTAAGACCGCTCAGGCTATTCGCGCCCTCAAGAAATTGCAGGAAAATGGCGAAGAAGTCTTTCCCGCACTTATTGTTTGTCCTAACACCCTCAAGAAGAACTGGGCTCGTGAGTTTAAGACTTGGTGGCCTGAAGTTACTACTCAGGTAATCAAGGGAACTTCTGCCCAGCGTAAGAAACAATTTGAATCAAACGCAGATGTCTACATCATCAACTGGGAGTCCTTGCGTACACATTCACGACTTGCCCCATACGGATCAGTTGCCTTAACACGCTGCTCCACATGCGGTGGTCACGATGAAGCAATAAGTGAAAACCGTTGTGAGGTTCACCTTCGTGAACTAAACAAGATTGATTTTAAAGCTGTTGTTGCAGACGAAATCCACCGCTCTAAAGAACCTAAGTCAAAGCAGACTCGTGCTCTTTGGTCAGCAACTGGAGACGCTCAGATTCGTTTTGCTCTTACTGGAACACCAATTGCAAATAACGTTGTTGACTTGTGGGCGATTCTTCACTGGCTATCCCCTAAAGACTGGCCTTCAAAGACAAAGTGGATTGACCGAATGATTGACACAATGCTTAATGCATTTGGTGGCATGCTTGTGATTGGCGTAAAACCTCACATGCAAGATGAGTTTTATAAAGCAATCAATCCTCATATGCGTCGCATGTTGAAATCTGTTGTGCTTCCTTGGCTTCCAGAAATTATTAACGAGCGCCGTGATGTTGAGATGTCAACTAAGCAGAAGAAAGCTTACGAGCAGATGCGTGACACAATGATTGCAGAGCTTGAATCTGGCGATGCTCTTACTGCCCCAAGTATCTTGACTCAAACAACACGACTTGTTCAGTTTGCTAGTTCTTACGCAACTATGGAAGTAAACGAAACAACAGGGGAGATGAAAGCAAGATTGTCAGACCCCTCCTGTAAAGTCGATGCTCTGATGGATGATATTTCTCATGGTGACTTTGGTGATGATTCAGTAGCGGTATGTGCTGTATCTCGTCAGTTGATTGAACTTCTTAGCGCCGCTATGACCAAGGCAAAGATTGACCACGGTCTTATTACTGGTGCTCAAGATGAAGATGAACGACAGAAGGCTATTGATGATTTCCAGTCTGGAAAGATTAAATGGATTCTATTTACAGCACAGGCTGGCGGTGTGGGTGTGACCTTGACTGCTGCCCGTAGGCTGATTATGCTTCAGAGGCCGTGGTCATTAGTTGACCATAAGCAAGCTTTGGATCGCGTTCATAGAATTGGTTCCGAAATTCACGATTCAGTGATTATCACTGATTACGTTACTGAAGGAACTATTGAAGAACGTGTATTGCAAGTGCTAGAAACAAAAGCAGATAACTTTGAGCAAATTGTCCGTGACAAAGACCAACTACTCAGGGTTCTAAAAGACGATAAGGCAGGAGTCCTATGAGTGAAGTAGTTAGACTTTCAAACTCTGAAATTCAAACATTTAAAGATTGTCGCCGTCGTTGGTGGTTTAGTTACTACCGACGCTTGCAACCAAAGTACAAAGACTCTACTGGTGCTCTTGCATTAGGAACTCGTATCCACGCAGCACTTGACGATTATTATGCAAATGGAACTAACCTTCTGACTGCACACAATAATCTTGTCAACACCGAGAAAGCTGTTTTGCTTGAGAAGTTCCTTGATGTATCTGAACTTGAAAAAGAAGCAGAGCTTGGTCACATCATGCTTGAGGGTTATCTTCAGTGGGTTGAAGAGAACGGAATTGACGCAGAGCTTGAGATGATTTCAACTGAAGAAATTATTACTGCACCGCTCTTCAATGGTGAGGTTGAACTTACTGGAAAGCTTGACATGCGTGTTCGTCGCAAAGGTGACGGTGTTCGTATGTTCCGCGATTTCAAAACTGTAGGTGGGTCTCTTGGAGACTTTGCAAATCTTGCACCTATGAATGAACAGATTCTTACCTACATGCTTCTTGAAGCAACAAAGGTGGATGAGACGGAGCGCTCAGACGGAGGTATCTTCACAATGTTGAAGAAGGTTCGTCGTTCTGCAGCAGCACGACCACCTTTCTATGACCAGATAGAGGTCAGACACAATATCTTCACCTTGCGTTCCTTTTGGGATCGCATTCATGGGACGATTACGGACTTGATGAGAGTTCGTACTGCCCTTGATAAGGGGGAGAGCCCTGCATTCCATGCGTATCCGAGCCCGTCTCGTGATTGCAAATGGAAATGCAAGTTTTACTCTGTATGTACTCTCGTCGATGATGGAAGTGCATCAGAGCAAGCAATAAGTGAAATGTATGAAGTCGCAGACCCATACGCATATTACGGAATCAACGAAACAAAAGGAAACGAGTGACACATGAGTGAGATACAACGGTCATTGACCGTAATGGTTTACGGAGAATCAAAAGTAGGTAAATCCTCTTTTGCCGTAACCGCGCCATATCCACGTCTTATGCTTGACGTTGAAGGTGGACATAGATTCCTACCTATCGTCGTTAAGTACTGGGACCCATTGAGAGAAGAACCACCTCTTGCAGATGGTACTTGGGACACCTGTGTTGTCACTGTCCGTGACTACGACACGGTTATCAAGACGTATCAGTGGTTGCAGTTAGGTAAGCACCACTTCAAGAGCTTGATTATTGACTCTATTTCAGAGTTGCAAGTCAAGTGCATGGACAGCATTGCTGGAAACGAACAAATGAAGATGCAACAGTGGGGCGAACTTCTTCGTCACATGGGTGGTCTACTTCGTGACCTTCGCGACCTTACTATGCACCCAACTAATCCACTTGAGGCTGTCGTATTAACAGCGATGTCTCGTGTGACGCAGGACGGAAAGCATCGTCCATACTTGCAAGGACAACTTGCAATTCAAGCACCATATTTCTACGACATTCTTGGTGCTCTAACGATTGAACAGTTCCCTAACCCAGACCCTCTTCAAGCTCCTTACAAGGTTCGTCGTATGTATGTCGAACGCACAAATGAGTATGAAGCAGGTGAGCGTGTACAAGGACGACTTGGCGCAATTGTTGAGCAAGACAAGCTTTCAATTGAGACAATGCTCAATGAGATTTTCGGTGCGAAGCAGGTAGCTTCGGCTGAGAAAACAACAACAACAACAACAAACAAGAAAGAAACAGAGGTACCAGCGTGAGTTCGCTAAATTGGTCAGACCTTATTAAAGATGCGGGAGAGACCGCATCATACGAAGCCCTTCCAGACGGAGATTACGATCTCGTTGTATTAGAAGGAACTGCAAAAGTAACACAGTCAGGTAAGACAATGTTTGCCCTAAAGGCACAGGTCGAAACTGGCGCACACGCTAAGCGTCTTGTTTGGGATAACCTTGTTGTTTCCCCAGATAATCCGACAGCACTTGGTATCTTCTTCCGTAAGATGCACTCTCTTGGTCTTGGTAAAGACTTCTTTGACCGTGCACCAAGCAATGCTCAAATTGAGCAGGCAATGGTTGGTCGTAAGTTCCGTGGACAAATTGGTTCACGAACCTACAACGGTAATAAGAAGAATGAAATCAAGAACTATTACCCAGCAAGCGGAGCAACAAATGCTGCTCCACAAACAACTGCAGCAGCACCAGCTCCTGCACCAGCTCCTGCACCAGCTCCAGCGCCTGCGCCAGCTCCAGCAGCAGCACCTTCATCACCGTTCTAATAAACGTTGTTGATAAGTTTGGGAAACCGTCCAGTCGAAAGGCTGGGCGGTTTTCTAATTAATAGAAAGTTTTAGGAAGGTAACACAATGAAAGTACTTATAACTGGATGTACGGCGCAACAAGCGTCTAGTAAAACAGCATTAAGGACTCCAACATTTTCTACTCTCATTGCTCAAGCCTTAAAAGATGGTGGAGCTTCTGTAGTAATTGCAGAGCCATCTATCTACATGAATAAAGAGGCTTTACAAGAGTACGACACAGTTTTAGTTGGGATAGCACCGCCGACAAGTCTCTCTGCTAACAAGATTTACCCAGCTTTTTCTGTTGCCTCAAAAGCAAGGGAGATTGGGAATCTTGCTCTTTTCTTAGACGCTCCAGAGCAGTACAAACTTCAATCATCTTTAAAGTCATGCTATTTAAACATGTCTGACTTGCAGAAAGAGTTTTACAGCAGAAGAAAAAGTTATTCTGATCTTGTAAAAAATGATGAGCTGAAGCGCGAAGTCTATGGCTTTATTGAATTTCTATATAATGAAGAATGGCCTACAACTCTTTATCCATCTTTCCCGTGGATGAGTCACGCTAAGGTCTCTCAGGCAATTCCAAATACAAACGCAAAGAACCTTGCCCCAATAAGTGTTGACGCATACCTGCTTAGGCAGCCTTATGTAGCCCCTGATTTCTCTATAACAAAAGAGTATTGGACATGCGATTCAATTAAATCAAGTTGGTCGCGCTCTATCTCTGGGACTCTTCGTTACGAAGTTGTTCCAACTAGAACAAACCGTTGGGAAAGCCTTGAAGATACTCAGCAGAGGATTAGAAGGTCCATAGGAACCTTGGTATCCGTATACCGTTCTAACGAGCCTTGGTGGTCGCCAGCTCTTGCACAGAGCCTTGCAAACGGCGTTCCCGTTGTCACTGACTGGCGTCAAAGCTCTGCATTAGGTCTTGAGTGGACTCATCTAGCAAGCACAGTTGAAACCCTGACGGATTCAGAAAGATTCAATCTTTCTGCTGCTCAAAAAGAATCATATCTAAAAGCGATACCTACATGGAAAGAAACAGTTGAAGATCTATTACAAACTATTTCTCTAAAAGAAGTATCCATCTAATCTTTACTAAACAACTAAAACACACTAGAATCTATATCGAAAGGAGTCTTTCATGGGAGAGCTCGATATGAACTGGGTTAAGTCTCAGTTGCAAGCAGCAAAAGTCCGAAAGCCAGTAGGCGATGCAACACTCAAACTTGTTGAACTGTTTGATTCTTTAGAGAATCTAACTCCAGAGTTCAAGATTAAAACAATTGAGATGTTCTCGCAGCTAGCTCTTGGTCATATTGTTATCAAAGAAAATAAGAATGAAAGCTGGAACCAAGTACGTCCCGGTGATATAAAAGTAGCAGAAGAGGTTCGCGTAAAGGCAGATGCCTTTGATGGTGAACTTGGTATGTTGCATAACGGTCGTCGTGGTGTTGTAGTTGGTGTTCGTTACGGAGATGTCATTGTAAAGATGACTGACGGAAAAGAACCAGCTCTTGAAGGGGCTCACTATCCGCCTCAGAAACTTGAAAAACTAATCCTTACATGAGAACAACAACT